CCAATTGTTTTAAGGCCTTATGCTTATTTCGGAAATGTAAATAAAGTCTCCCTCAATGCCGATGGCATAACAGAAGGTGAAGGGGAAAACGAGACGGAGAAGGTTTCGAATTTTAATAAATCCGAATATAAAGACGATCAAGTTAATAATATACCGCTCTCAGAGAAGAAGAACATTACGGATAACACAGAGGCGAGCAACCCTTTAGAAAACTTTGATCAATGCCTTAAGAGATATCAAATAGAAATAGGATGGATAAAAGGCACTACCGAAAGCGACGGCCTACTAGTACCTCAACAAGAATCAATTAGCCCGCGAAAGGGCGACGACTTTACGCCTACTACATTAACGGAGCCTAGCGCTCAAGATAGAATGCGGGAGAATTTTTTATTAGATTTTGATACCCTGAATCTTTATGAGGCGTCCTCAAACTTAAATAAACTTGGGCGGAGGTCCACGGATTACGATGACGGCGCCTTTGCCGCCAGAGGGTTACCTGTAAAATTGCAAAAAATATATTTTTATGGAACCAAGGGTACCGATATCACCAATACTGACACTTCAAAATCTCTAGGTAACGCTACCATGACCGACGGTAGAGGCACTTTGTTTTCTACTTACATATTAACCTGTTCAGCAGCTGTAAATATTTTAAAGCCTCAATATGATAAAGAAGAACTCAACTCCGATACCGATTTTGAAGGCGGACTATGGAAATATAATGACTTTGGCATACAGAGCCAAAAAAATCAATACAACCGAGGTGTAGACGTAGAATGGGACATAAAAAGCGATAGTCCATTGATTTTAGGGGATGGCGCATTAGGCTATAGAGATTTAAGCTTAAACCATATTTTTGAAAATAATAATTTTGTATTCCCTAGTACTACTGAAATTTATTATAAAGTGCCTGTTACATTATGTCTTGAGGAATCAGGCGAACAAACCCAAGTTGCAGGAAGCATTTTATTTAAACCTGACGACGCCGCGTCTAGCTCCTCTCTTTTTACCAGCGATAAGAAAAGGCCCGTTATACATCAAATGCGTAATTTACTTAGTATGGAAAGACTCGTCGACGCCGATAAGGATGTATGTATTGTTAACGAAAAGAATTTGACTCCCAAAAAACAAGGAAATCGCTTCACTATGAAGGAAAGCGATATTCTAATACAGGTTAGCCAAGATGTCGCAGATAAAATTGAAGGTCTTACGCAGGACTCTCCAGACTGTGATACTAACAACGGAATTACCGCAGGGGAGTTAGATAGTATGTCATAATAGACTGTTATGAAATCTTATACTTTTACAGAACAAACGGGCTATTTTAATTACCAGCTTGATTTAAATCCTGCTTATACCACAGGTAGTTTCGGCATAAATTTCTTTAATAGCGGATTGGCACCCACAACTAGATTTCATATATCAGGTATAAGTGGTAAAATTTTTGATACCGATAATAATTTTATACATAGTTATTATCGAAATAATCTATTATCTATTAGCGGAAACATATTTACTGGAAAGCATAATATTTTTATTAATGGTGTTGCTAAAAATTTAGACTGCTCTCGCCAAACAGGTTCTATAAGTGGGGTGTCACTCGATCTTAGTAATTTCCAATCTGTGCGACTTAGGATTCAGAGTTAAGTAATTTATTTACAATCAAATCTCTGTATTGCCTATTAACTCGTCGCTTATGACAAGCCGAGCATCCGCGAAAATTACGCATATCCTCTTTGTAGTTTTTGTAGATTTTCTTTAATTTTTCAGTATAGTCGTGGTCTCCAAAGTGGCCACGCGTGAAATCCATAAAGATTATGTTTTTTTCTTTTTGTGTCATTTTTCTAATTTTTTATAAAACATGAACGCAATCAAAGGCCAAGTGAACCAGCCCGCTAAAATAAATTTATAATCCAATCCATTTATATTAGCAATTAAACTAGCGATTGTCAAAGAAGACCAAAAACCCAAACATAAGGGGCAGCCTAATAATTCTGCTATAAAATCGTTTTTTAACATTAGCCAGTTATTCCAGTCTTCCCAAGAATAAATTTCTAAATCTTTATCAATAAAAGGTTTAAATAAATGAAGCGGCAGTGAGGTAAAAAACCATGTACATATAAACCATGAGTTTACAAGGCCCCCTAGAATATATAAAAATAAATTATCCATATTAACAACCCGCCATATTGGGGCAATTTGTACAATTATATCCTCCTGCAATAAAATCCGATTTACAATCATAACCTGGATCTACGTCAGCGAATACGCCAGCCTCACTCGAATCATAAGTTCCTAACGGGCTAGGATTAGAATCTAAATAAAAATTTATATCTGTAAAATAAGGGTCACCATAATAAATACTAAACTCCCATTGGCAGAAAAGAGTGTTAAAGGTCAATGTTGTATTTTCTGTGTTTTCGTTTCTTACACAAGGTATCCACTCGCAGTTTTCATTCCATACAAATACAAATTCTACCGTGCCTACACTAGGTAACGTAACTTCTACGTTCATTCCATAAGGGGGCACTATTGTGCCAAAACAATCCGAGGTCGTATCACATTCAGGACAATCATCTCCACAACCACAATCCTCTAGTACAACATCTTCACAGGTTTCACAGCACTCTCCTTCGCCTTGGAAAGCATTTAAAATAAAATTAGGCATGATTATACGCTAGGATTAGTGGGAGGCCTGCCTTTATTCATATTTTTACCCTTAATTAAAGACATGGGCGGCGAGCCTTGAGCCACTTTATTCAAGAATCTTTTGGAGAATACAGAGTTAGCATCGTTTTCATCTATTTTTCTTACTCCATTTCTAAGTGAAACCGCTTTTTTATCTTGCTCTAAAACCGTGCGCCGCAACCTTTTGCTGCCAACAGTAAATTGTATTCTGGGTCCCTCGGTACCCACATCAATACTTAATGTGGAGAGGCCATCTCTAATAGTAGGAAAGCCACCTGGAGGCACACCAACACATGAATATGAATAATTATAAGTGGGCTCTGTAAATTTATTTAACTCAAATTGCGTTTCAGCCAACTGAGTCATATTATTTTCAATTATATTCTTGGCTTGGGCGGTAAGACCTGAATAAGGCAAGAGATTGTCTTCTATTTCTTCGTCTTCTTTTTTATAATCACAGCCAGTTCCAGGCTTCAAGTCGGAATATTCCGATCTATTTGCCGCGCCCGTGCCCCCACTATCGGGAATTAAACTTAATACTTTTGTATTATCAAAAGTTTCTATATTAGGCGGCTGGTTATTAAAATAATTTTCCCCAGGGCCAAAGGAGTTTTCGCAACCACCAATTAACACTCCTTTAGTTTGATAATATCTGTCAGGTGTTAAAATTTGATTAACAGTCATACTATTAGTAGGCAACCCTTTTAAGTCAATACCAATATCTACGTTTTCTAAAAAATAATCTAAATCATCAACATCCTTAACCCTGTAGCCTATAGTATTAAAAGCTATATTTTTCCCTTGGTTATCTCCACTAAAAAACTGAACCCGTGCGCCCACATCATGCTTCCCAGTTGGTTTATAAGCGACGGCGACACTATAATAATTATTATGCCCCGCATTTACTATTCTGTCTACAATAGGGTTGTCCTTTGAAATATGGGTGTAATTATCAGTCACCTTAAAGGCGTTAACCTCGGTATTCAAACTAATATCGAAAGGCGAATCATTTTTCCAAAACTTAATTGTATTGGTATTGTTATAAGTACAATTTACCTTATCGATTTTTTTCTGTAGTGCAGCGCCCTCCTTAGAGATGGGGCTCAGGCAGGATTTGTCGTGCTGAGTATCAAATTTAATATAATCAGGAGCTGGCGGTGCATCTTCTCCATAATACGCTCCCGTAAATAGTCCATTATAGCCTAAGTTTTGTACAAAATCTGCTATAGCAGTAAATTGATTATCTTTATCTTCAAACCCACTCTTTCCCGCATATGCTTCTCCTATAGGATTAATCCAACTTAAATCCTGCACCCTTACCGCCTGAAGGTTGGTTTGGGCAGGAGACACATCAAATTCAGGGGTAGGCGTAGCAGGCCAATTTTTATGAGAATAAGTAAACTTATCCTCATCTTTAGTGCCTTCAGGATAACAATTAGGGATAAAGCTCCCGACGGCGTAATAATACGAGTTAATTGATTTAACAAAGCTGTCTAATTGAGCGTAGGTGTAATTGCTACTCATATTAGGTTCTTCTGGAACAAAAGGATGTCCTGCGCTCTTGGAATCGTCGGAGTCTTCTCCCGCTCCCAGGTTCCGCACATATAAAACCATTAATTTCTCCTTAAATGCTTGTATATCTTTAGGGTTAGCTTCGATATTGCTAAGTCTCCCTTTCTGCTTCGGATTTCTGTTTTCTACGGCCTCCAGAATGGCCGTTACAATATATGGGTCATATGGACCGTCTGCTCCCTGTAAACTGCTTAAGTCCCCATCAGTATATACCGCATCATCAAAGTCTTTTCCTTCTGGGCTTCCTGGGGATACTACAAACACGTTATATTCGTCACACTTGCCAAGGTCGTCACTGTCATCTTCGCAACAACCTTTGCAGCAATCAGGAAATAATTCTTTTACGGCTTCATAATTATTTATATACGGCGCTATTCTTTCTCCCTCGCTCGTCCCTTTTTCGTCAGAACTCATATTGTCCGCAGTAAACGCATCATTATTTACCAATGGTTTACCATTCTCCCTAATTTGATCTCTACTATATCCTGCTTTTTTTAATAAAATATAGGAACGCGCAAACTCTGGGCCTAAAGCAATGGCTTTTAATAAATTTAATCGCATCCATGCCATTTTATAGCCGTCGGGCAGCTCGCCACCCTCTTCAGCGCCAGGCAGAGGATCTGCGACCGCCTCACGAGGTGTAAATAATTCTATTTCCTCTTCTTTATTGTCTCCGCAAACGTTAATTTTACCAAAAACAGGAGTTAAGCGGCTAAGCTTGACCTCAGATAAATACTTAGGGTTACTTTCGTCCCCTCCCGCTAACTCCACACGTTGTATCTGGGAGGTTACCGACGTATCACTAATAGATACTTGTACAGTTCTCGTTAGCAACCCGTCTTTTTCCGCACCAAAGATAAGAGTCTCGAGTTGCATATTAGGGGTAATGTCGGCTTCTCTTAATACATCTATACCTATAGTTATAGGAGGCTCATCTCCCTCAGCTTCAGGCTCAGGATTTAACTTATTCCAATCCAGTTTAAACTGGCCTACAGCATCAATTCCATTCCAAAAAAACATGACTCCTAATTTTGACCCAATTTGCTGCAGAATACTTTGTAGAGTCCCTGTCTCTGACAAATAAATATCATTATACTTGCTTAAGAAGTTAATCATTTCATCCGTACAAGGAATGCTTTTTTTTCTTAGCTCCTTAGCTAAATCAGCTGGAGTATAATAGTAAGTTCCAAACTCGGTTCGCGCTTTTTCGTATAAGGCGGGGTAGGCATCTTGTAATTTTAAAATATCCTCCCTACTAATCATTTCATTTCTAGTAGTAGTGTTATTTGTAAAATATTCTTTACCCACATATAAAATTCCTTCTTTTTCTCTATCTCCCTGAGGAACGTTGTTCTGAGTCACCACTAATGTTCGAGAGAAATAATCTACCGAGGCTTCAACTAATTCTACTTCTAATGTTCGGCCTCCAGGCCCTTCTGAAAAAGTATAACCCACAGGGTAAGCAAACATGCCAAAGCCCTTGGAGCTATCCGCGAGAATTTCTTCTTCTGGGTTCTCCTCTGGGTCAGCATTTAAAGTGTCGGAATTTAAACCAAAAGTTAAAATCTTTGGCGCCTTTTTGCAGGACGAGACATATAAATCGTCTTGTGTTATATCGTACTCGCCCTTTTCGCTAACTATAGATAAAGTAGCGGTACTAGGCCCATTATACCCTAGAGAAACACTAGCGGAAATTATATGGCCACCATATACCTCGGAGGAAGTAACGTTAAAATCTCCATATTTTATTCCCCCTGCTTTAGGTATGTATTTTATCGCGCTCATTTTATAACTTTATTATAAATACTCGTGGTAATTTTTTGAGAAATAATTCCCCCTGTTATTAAACTAGTGTTGGAGCTATATTGAATAAAATTATTAGGATCTTGTCGAACTCCATTAACAAAAGCAGTAAATGTGTTAGTAGAAAAGGATTGATTATATATATCAAAAGAATCTATTCCGCTAACATACGTAGTATTAGGATAATTCTCATAAGCATATAAAGACCCACTTATTCCTGTTAACTGATCACCCAAGGGGTTAAAATACGGGTCGGGCCCGACATAAGAAACATCGTAGTCAATTCCTGAGGCCAAGCGTATACCATTAAAATAAATCTGCGCGTTTAGTGATTGCGGCCAATTAAAAGAAGGCCTTAATATAGCTGGTGTATTATCAGGATCACCCCAAGAATCACCTATTCCTGTAATTAAAAATCTACTTCTATTTTCTACAATATCAGAATCAAAAATACCTTGATCAAAAAGATTAGTTAAGCTTGCGGGAATTAAAAGCGAACCTGTGACATAATAATCGCCAGTTACTGTTAATATTCTACCATTTGGCCCCGTCGATCCACTGACGCCTCCTGCAAAAAATCCCACGCCGTTTACATTAAAATTCAATTGGGTAGAATCATACTCTTCTTGAAGATCAAAAATATTTCCAGGAGCTAAATAACTTTTAGTATTTCGGGCGCTTCTATTTATATTAGCTTTTCCGCTAGAAAATAAATCGTATTCTACAAAATTATTTCCTGTCCCCCTTGGCTCTTTATAAGTAAGAGATGTAAAGTTATATCTAGCAGGAATAGAACCCCTTACCCCTGATTGCGCTCCGCTTATTAAATAAGGCTCAGAATCACCAGTTAACCCTGAATAAGAATACCCTGTGATAGATAAACCACTTATTCCTGATTTTACATATACAGCTCCTGAAAAATTAACAGTTACTGCCTGGGAAAATCCACTGCCTCCTGTTACAATTGCTCCCACTTCGGTCCCTGAAGCAATGCTAATACTATATAGACCTGTAGGCTCAGAAGGCAATAACCCATCTTGTGTTGGAAACCCAGTAAGTCCACTTAATACCGTATCATATATAATAGTTTCCCCACTTACAGCGTTACTTCCTGAGCCAGTAATATTTTGCCCACTACTGCTATAAAATGTTCTACTCCAAGTATTGTACCCTGATAATACGTATTCGTATCTTACTCCTGTATTACCCGTTGTCGTAACTTGCATTCCAGTCACTACTCCAGGAATCGTTCCTGAGACAGGTGGGTTATAATAATATTCATTATAAACGGTTCTACCAAAAGCATTTATACTTTCAACACCTACGGGCCCTATACAATAAAGGAACATGTCCATATATAATGGCGCATTATACTCGCCGCTTCCGACGAGCCATCGCGTTCCTGAATTATTGTTTACAAATCGCGAATTTATTGGAAAACTATCATATATAAATTCATCTTGCCTTAAATCATAAGTTCCCAAATATACATTTTCCCTTTGGAAATAAACTGACCTTAAGCTTTGTTCTGGAGCTTGAGTATTGGCACTATATATCGTAGGCCTGTCACCATTAAATGTTTTAACATAAAGATTATTAGTGGCATTAATACCTATCTCTATACCACTCCCCGATATCCCTAAATCCACTAAATTACTAAATAAAGTAACAGGTTCATTGTTAGTCTTCTTTTGGGAAAAAATAAAAGCAGCATTTTTTCTAAATAAATTATGCCCGTCATTTATTTGTATAGCATTATTTTCAAAATACCCACTCCCTGGAGAAGTTCCTGTAAAATCTCCAACACTTCCTAAGATTTGTCCTGTGGCCCCTGTAAAAGCTGGGGCTAAAGAATTAATCTTATCTCCATCATAAGAATTAAAATCATAATAAACCCCTAAAGCTCCACTAGTAAAAGCTCCACTTGCAAAAATAAATCTTAAAGAATCTTGACTCATTATATCAAAAAGCTTGATTGATTATTTATAAATCCTCCCGCACCTCCATTATCAACATGATCTGTCGCTTTATTTCTACTTTTAAAATCCCAATTAAGTGAATAAGATTTTTCATCCAACACCGTCGAGCCAACCGCTTTTTTATTTTGTGAGAAACTAGTAATAACTGAAGTATTAGCTGTATTTTTAGAGGTCTTTAAATCAGGCAATGCCCCCACGGGGCTACAATATTTGCTTAATAAACTTCTTATATTTCCATCTTGGGTCGGGGGATTTTTACTTAAATCTTTACCCAATACATTTATATTAATACCAAAAGAAGCTAAAGAATGATAACCCATATCAAAAAACTCCGCCCCATTTATGCCTTCTACCGTGGTGACTTGCTCAACCATGGGCTTAAAAGATAGATTTAAATCTAAGCTTGTCCTCGAAGGCTCTGCGTCTGAATCCACAAAACCAATTCCTATTCTATTAAAACGATCATCAAAGCTGTACGAAAAAGAAACAGTGGCCGCTTCTTTATTTTCAGTTATGCTCTCACTTAAAGGGGTTGGATTAACAGCCAGTTCCCCTCTAATACTTCCTCCGAAATTTGGCTTCACTTCCAAATAATCATCATAAGCGGATTGGGCCGCGTCATATGCTAAATATTTTTTTCTTTGATTAAACCAGGCCCTCACTCTTTCAAAGTTATTTCCCCCAGGCCCTTTTGCTGAGATTGTGCCATTAACGCTTAAAGAAAGTAGGCTAGAGTCCGAATTTTCACTGATACTAACGCTTATCTCAGGAACAATATCTAAATTATAACCCTTATCGTATTCAAAAGAAAAACTTAAAGAGCTATTAGTTGCGTCTTCAGTAAGGGACTCGTTATAAATAAATCCATCGATTCCATCTTTAAATTTTTGGTAATATTGTACCGCTCCTCCTATTCCATAATTAGAATATTTAGACCCCTCAATAGTGCCATTTAAAGATATATGCTCTCGTGAATGATCTGATTCACTAGAAGCTTCAGTATATCTCAGTATATAATCTTGGTTGAATTGAGTATCTCCTGTTGCGTCTATGATATATTCTTCAGTAAGCGAAACTTCAGCAGTAAAGCGATTAATGCTTTGATTTTGGCTAACCAAAAGCATGGGCATATTAGGGTCAGCCACTTGATTTGTTACAAAAAAGGGAGCAGTTACCCAATGGCCACCCAAGACATTTCCAATTTTTCTATTTTGTCCTGTATATTGCTGTATAAAATTTATTGCATTACTTACCGCATTAGTCTTTCCCTCTATATTAACCCCTTTAGCCGAAATAGTCCGAGTTGCCCTGACAGTCATATTGTCATTTTCAGCATAAGAAATAGTATTTACAGGATCTACAACGCCGTGAGTATAAAGCAACGACTCTCCCGTCCCGTATGATTGCAAACTAATATTATAAGTTGCGTTACTTAAGTAATCGGATTCTGTGAAATCAATACTCTCTACTCTGCAAGAATTAAAATCACCAAACCCCTCAATATTTAGGGTTTTAAAGTCTTCGTTAAATACATTGATTAAATTGTTTTGAGCAGTATAAATAGAATCAAAACTATCGCCTGTAATAACGCCATTTAATGTTATGTTTTCTACCGTGCCCCATCTTTCTCCAGCTTGTACATATTGCGTACTTTTAGAAACCAAAGGGTCAGCTTGGTCTGTCACTACCTGAGTGCCGTTATATGAAATTAGAGAGCTCATACCAATGCCATATTAATTTCAGTTCCACTCGTATCCATAAAGTTAACTTCCATACCTAATGTTACGTTGTTTAAAGGGGTATAGGTATAACTCGCGTCCTGTAAAATATACGTTTGCCTTTTGTCTTTTACTCCAAACACTTCATCTGTAAATATTTGCCCTGTAGCAAAATTTACCAAACCCTCTAGAACAGCATCTTGAGCATTACTAGAATCCGCATCCCTAGACCTTACTACATTTACCGAAACTCCCATGCTTTGCGGTAAATTATAATTCATGGGTTGAATAATTTGATCTATCTTTTTTTCTCCAACCCCCAGATTTAAACCTTGAAAAAGGTTGTACTTAGGCAGGGAGTTGGTTTGACTGTAACTTACTTCTGCTTTTTTAATTCCACTAGCTTCACTATTGTATCTATAAATAGGGTTACTAGAAAATTCAAAACTTAAATTTATTGCTCCATTTCGTTTATCGTAATCCCATTGCTCCGCGATAGGTGAGGGAGCGTAACCAGCTGCAGCGTTATACAACTTATAAACCCCCGTCATAATGTCATAGGCTTTTTCAAATTTGGGATAAACTATTTCTGCGGTACCCTCTTTTCCGCTTATTTCAACTCCATAACCTACAATACTAACACTTCGTGAAAGCCCGCTATAATTGGCAGGCTCTAATGTAAAAGTGTTTTCTACCTGAACCGATCCGCCTGAACATCTTCCGCTAAATTTTTCATCATTATTCGCGGTTATAGAATATTCAATTGTACCATTAAAAGGGTCACGAGTAATATCTTGAGAAAATATTCGTATTCCTCCATTGCATCCACTATTTAACGGTGCATCGCCATCGACTTTAAAGCGATTAAAGGCTGCATTTATTCTCCCTGTTGCCGCACTTAATTCATCAGCCAATGCAGCATCAGCCGACGAATAAGGAGAATTTAATACAAAATTAGTTCCCAAACCCTTAATGCTTCCATTTTCAGTAACATTAATAACATTATTCTCGGCGCGGCTAATTTGATTAGAAAAAGTTAAACCATGGGGGGATTCTCCTGCACCCACTCCTGTTATATTGGTAGTGTCAAAACTCTCAGTAAAAGAGCATGTGTTATTTACTAAGTCAATATTCTCCGTATAATTTTTCTTAAAACCGCTTTGATATATTCCCGATAATCCTGAGGGTAAAATTAAATTAGGTATATCTGGCCTATCATTACAAGTAAAAATATTGTAAGCGAATTCTCTTGCTAGCTTTATGGCCTTGCTTCCATTTATATTAACTAAAAGAGGAAAATTAACTGGGTAAATCAGTGCATTCTGCGTGTCGCCCGCCTGCTCTCTGAGCTGCAGATTTAAATTATAATTGAATGTTGTGGAGTCTTTGCCGTAATCAAAATCAAAACTCTCACTAAAAGATTCAAAATAAGTTTGGTATTCTTCGGTTCCAGCTATCGTTTGATTAAAACAATTATACAAGCTACTGTCCATCTGGTTTGTAGCTCGTGAACCATACTTCTCAAAAGTAAGACTCGCTAATCCAAAATCCGTAAACGTACTTTCATCAATAGAAAAATCAATTAATTTAGCATTAATAAATTCTTGACCATTTTCTAATGTAATAATTGCGTAGTCTTTAGTTAATCTTAAGTCATTTAGACTAGAAACAACATCTTGACTAACTCCATCACTATTAGTAACATCTACTTTATAACAAGTAATATTATAAGTTATAGTGTCTCGAAACCTTCCTTGCTCGCTACCAAAATATTCTGGCGCACTAGAAACCCCAAAATCCTGAACGTCAGTTAAAGTTATTCTTAATAAATTAAAATTAAACATTATCCAAGGTTTTGATTAAATACTTGCTGAGATAAATCTACTATATTTTGAACTCCAGGACCACTAGTAAAATAATTAGTTACAGCATTAATAACTCCATTCTGCACGGCGTCTCTGATGGCTGCACTATCTACAGTAGTAGAAGTATCTACATTTACATTTAATTGCCCCTCAAGAGTTTTAGTCATAGCCTCTGCGAAGCGATCTACATCTTCGCCAAACTGTGTAACCGACTCACTAAACTTAGTAAAGTCCATTTTAGGTGGTCCTTGAAAGTTAGGAACAAATCCACCCGCAGCCAAGCCTGACTTATAAGGATTAAACCCAAACTTGCCCTCGACCTTTCGCGCGTAATCAGGGGCGACTTTTGAATTACGAGGAGGAACGATAAAGGGCTGCTGCATTCCAGGGGCCCGAAACACACTTTCTTGAGTATTATAATTAACTTTACCTAATCCAGGAATATTAGTAGATCTAACCTGACTAGCACTTACGGGATTTTTGTAACCCGCACCAATAGATGCAGCAATTTCCCCTAAAGCTGAAAAATTAGGAACAAAACCTCGCGCAAATTGATTTCGCTTTTCAAACTGGGTGGCTACGGCGGCGAGTCGCTCGGGCGATAGCCCAGCCCATCTGGGTTGGAGCTGAGTGCCCTGTTTAAAGAAAAATCCTTTTCTAACGCTACCATCTCTTTCTAACTCCTTAAGGCGCCCTATTGGTGTGAGCGCCGACATAAAGGCAGCATTATTAGCATCGATAGTAGCTCCGAGACCGCCCGTGCCTTGAGGGACGGCTACATCTATATCTACGGCAAAAGGGTTCTTCCTAGCCCCGACTTTGTTTCCCGCAAGTATAGCTGGCGCAACCCCCAGTTCTTCTGCTCGTTGTTTGCGGTCGGCCACCTCCTTCGCCTCTTTGTCCTTTTGGGCTTGAATCATTTGGGCGGCCTCGAAATCCCGCGCCCCCGCCTCTATCATCTGGCCTAACGTAAACGTGTCGATTCCTAAAGCTTTAGCAATATCCCTTCTGGGCGCCAAGTCTTGAGGGGTATTTACTCCAGGCACGGGCAACGACTTAAGATTCTTAATTCTGTTAAAAATTGCATTTCTACTCGCGGGCGAACTTTTTTCGAAAATAGAAGCGAATTTTTTACTTTGAAGGGACTTTACTAAATTATAATCACCCCGTCTGGCGGCAAATTCCTGCTCCATACCATAAACCTTAAGGATTTGAGCCAATTCTGCACCAGGCGCTTGATTAATTCCAGGAAGTAAACGTAGGAATTTTGCAATTTTTTCATTATTGCCCAGCATATCAAATGCAGCCTGCTGCCTTTGTTTTGCCCCTTCTTTTACCCTTTGTTCCGAAAATTTTCCAGCCAGAGCTTTATTGGGAAGCCTATTCCACAAGTCGAGCGAAACTAAATTTGGATTAATAGCTCTTTCTACGGCTCCTACGTCCGCATTGCTACTAACATAAATCTTACTTAATTTAGCTAAATGCCTATCAGAGGCCTCCATAAAAGCTAGAATATCATTAACCGATTTACCCTTAAATGCTTTAACTTTAGAGTTGGTAACGAAATCCTTGACTTGCTCAGGTGTTACTCCTTTTGCTTTTAATGAATTGTTTTCCGCCATTCTGTCCTCATCCTGCTCTAATAGCAGCTGCGCCAAGTCGTCTGCCTTTATATTAAAGAAATTCGCCAAGTTCGCCCTTCCTGCATTTGCAAGTCTGGCTTGGTTTTTATTACTGCGTGCGCCATCTATATTGCCTGCGTATTTCTTTTTAAATTCATCAAAAGGTGAGTTTATGAAATTAACCCAAAATGCGTCTTGAACAGTCAAGGGGGAGTCGACTGCAGTTGTGCCTGCGGGATCCGTGTTTTGCTGGAGCCACCAATACATCGGGTTTCTAAAATGTTCCAACAAGCCTGCGCTCATAGCTGTTTTTAGAGGGCTCGTTTTAGCGGCAGGGAGGGGGCCAGGCGCAACTGGTTGGGGAGGTAGTGTGCCCCCGCCACCAAACTTGGAGAGTCTGACCTCCACCTCCGACAAGGCATTCGTGAGCATGTTCCTAAATACATAGTCATACATCCAAGGCACCCCCTGGAGGTCATTGCTTTGTGGGTCAAGCACCCTTAGATAAAACTTTGCCGCTTCTTCGAGTTGCACTTTATTAAAGCTCCCGTCTGTATTCGCCTGGAAAACTGCTGGTATGCCTGGCACCCCGAAGAGTTCCAATTCGGACCGTATGTGCTGAGGAATCGGGCGGAAGGCCCTTGCTGACCCCTGTTTGAGAGCAGCTTGGCTCTGCCTCTTGCTTGCCTCTTTTTCCGCAATCTCCTGTGACGACGCAGCCATTTGTTCTTGTTCCATACTCAGCTGCCTTTGCTCTTCTACTAACTTTTTCTCTGCCTGGTCGTCAAGCCCCTTTTTGCCTGCCCATATACCTACAGCGTAAGATAAGAAGGGGAACAAGTTTGGAACAAGTCCCTGGCTGTTGGCGCCTTGTAAAATTTTAGAATTGTTTATTGCCTGAGGTATGCCTTCGGGATGAGAAGCGATTACATCTGCAAAGTTTTTTTGAGTTCGTCCGTCACGAACATAATTCCCTACGCTTGGATGATAGTCAACCACAGGTCTACCTCCCATATTCTTTTCGGTAGTTACCGCGCGAGAAAGTGGAGAAAACGAAGGAATAAATCCTCTGGCAGCATTATTACCCTCCGAGTTTACATTTACCGTATTAGTACTAACCTCCATCGTGTTGGCATCTAATTCTTTGTTAGCCAACTTGGTTAATGCCTTTTCGACCTCTTCAAGATTGTCAGCATATTGCCTTTGAGCTTCAGCCAATTGTTCATTAGCAGTGGTAATATTAGCAGTAGTCTGCTCTAAGTCGGCCGTAGTTTGAGCCAGACTGGTAGCTGCGGTCTCTATTGGTTTGAAACTTTTATTTAAGGCTGTAATTGAAGCTATGATAGCACGCTCGCCTTTATTCAGGCCCTCAACAGCTGCGCCAAATTTATCTGAACTACCCCTTAAATCTACTCCAAAAAGGTCGCCAATGCGATTCATAGCAGCGTCTCGAGCTTCCTCAGGATCCTCGATTACTGATTGTTGTAACTTAAGGCCCTCAAGAATATCCTGCACTAGCCTTCTTTGCCCCCCCTCCATGGCGCCCGCCAGCTCTGTTTCTAAACTTTTAATTATTCCCTCCATTCCTTGGGATGGATCTACATCTAAGCCAATACCGCGTAATATTTCGGATACATTAAAAGCCCGTAGTCCCTCATTTATTTCCTTGCTAGCGCCTGTAAAATCTAACCCTGGAATTAATTTTTTTAATTCATCAAGAGACTTACGGATATTTAATAATCGCTCAGCTTCTTTTTTGTTAGCGGGATCCTCTGTAATGCGAGTGGTATCAGCTAGACTTTTAAAATCTTTAGCTTTTAAGAGGCCTTCAGTTAAAGCAGTGTTGGTTTTGATTGCTTCGGATAAAGTTAATAATTCTAATTGAGCCTGAGTGTTAGCGCGCAATTCATCTAACTGCTGCGTTTCTTTCATATTAAGCTCGGCCAACTCCTTGGCTATATCCTGCTGTTCTTTAGCGCTTCGTGCTGCGGCATTTCGTGTTTCCAAAGCTATGCGCTGCTGCTCGGCGTCCGCGCGAATTTGCTGCTCTGAAGTTGTAGCCTTATCTATTATGCCCGTGCGCTGAGTCATAAATCCAGCCCCTACAAATAAATCTGTTGCTCCCTCCGACAAAGTTTTTAGCGCTCCACTTAAGCCCTCAAATTTTGAGGCTATCAAACCCGTTCGAGTTTCAATAGTTTTAGCTAAATTGGCGAATTCTCGATCTATATCAAATTCAGCTTTTTTAAGGGGCGTTAAAATTTTAGTTAAAGTTCTTTTTAAATTTATTCTTTCGGCTTCCTTTTTTATTAAATCCATAGATTCACGGAAGTCTTTAGGATCTATAGATTCGCTTAAATCCCTAAGCTCGTCTTTAGTTAATTGTCCCGACTTTTCAAGGTCCTCAATGAAAAATAAAAAACTCTTTTCCCAACCCTTACCAAGGGCACCTTGAGTAGCAAAGCGTTCTATTTTAGCCGTATCCACCTCGCCCGCAGACTCAAGCACCCCTATTAGCCCCTTGACGCCTCTTGTTAAGTTCTCAGTCTTTTCCGCGTCTTTGGTTTCGCTAGCTTTTACAAAATCCAAGCGTGCGCCCTCAAAACTTTGTTTTCTCGTCGTCCCGCCAAATTTGTCTCGCACTTTTGCTATAGCTTCAGGGCCTTTACCAATAGTACCTAAAGTGGCTTTAGCGACTTCAGGAGGAAGTTGCACCAAAGCGTCTACGCTTTGCTCAATTGCTTTTTCGACTCCAGATATATTTGCCGCTTTAGTGGATTCTCTCAATTTAGCTTGGGCATCAGCAAAAGAATCTAATGACTCATTAACTTGTTTTTGAGAAGCATTTAATTTTTCTAAACTTTTAGCCAGCTCTTCAGAGCTGATCTTAACAGGGTCCATTGCATATTTAATGCCTTCAAAAGCAGCTCCTAAAACACCGCCGATAAGTATCCCCCATGGCCCTGCTATAGCCCCTATGCTCACTCCACTCGCAGCACCCCCTAACACTTTACCAAGGGGGCCAGATAATTTATCCTCAGGAACTTGGCTGAGTATGCCCTGCAAGAAGGTCGTGACCAAGAAACTCAGGCCCAGTCCACCCGAAAGTAGCCCTCCTCCATCTCCGTCGCCCTTCAGTTTTTTAAAATTCGGAACGAAGCCGTCGGCTAATCCTTGCATTTGCTTGGAATCAGATAAAGCTTGTGCTAAACCACCATGTTGAGCAACGGCCTGAGATAAATTAGATTGTTTGTTTTTATCTCTTACAAATGTACCAACCCGAGGATCAAAATCTACTACAGGACTTCCCCCAAACTTTCTTTCAGTATTTACCGCACGAGCCAATGGGTCAATGGCAGCAAAATTAGGAATAAAACCTGAAGCTAAACTTAACGCATTTGCTCGAAACCCCCTCATTCCCTTGCCAAGGGGGCTGTTTTTAGTTGACATTAACCTGGCTAGAGCTCCACCCCCAATAGGGGTACCTGTTTTAGGAGCCCGAGGATTTATAGAAAATTTTCCCGTGTTTGAATTATATTGAGCAATTTTCCCCTGCTTATTTACTCCATAAATTTCTCCGTCCTTTCCTCTAAAGAAAGTCCCCGCGTCTCCTTGCCCCCCAAAATTCTTAAAGGTAGTGGTTGCCGCACCCACTTTAGCTGTATTAGCTTGCTTTCTCCTGGCTAATACCGTTTTTAATTTTATAGCCGCCATGGGATCAACAGACCCTTGGGGCCTATTTCTATTTAATATAACGTCATCTACAAATTTATTTCTTAAATTTTCAGTGGTAATGCTCGTCCCACTTTTTAATTCCACTTTATTGGTTGCATCTGATAATAAAAATAAATCCTTAATAGCTTTACCTACTTTAGCGGTTGGATTTACATCAAAAGGAGAATTTCTAGCGTCACTAACATTTGCGTCTTTAATGTCTCCCTGGATACTTTTTATTATTTCTTCAAAAATATATCCCTTTACTCCTCCTCGCAAGAATTCTTGAGTTACCGTAGCAGGATTAGGGAAATTATCACTTAGGTTTAAAGGTTTAGTATTACCTCCTACTCTTGAATTTCTAAAAAAACTACGAGTGACGACTTCTAGATAACTTTTTAAACTGGCTTGGGCTCCTTGTTCTTTAATAGCTTTACCTAATAAATCTTCTGATTTAGCGCCTGCAGGAGGGCCAAATATAGCCGTGCCTCCACCTCCAAATTTAAAATTAATTCCCTTGGCTGGCGAAGAGCTCCTGGTATCAGTAAAATCTGTAAATTTTCTGAAACGAGGAGGCCCCACCAAAGGCGTAACGGTCGCACCTTTGGAGGCGTCAATCCCTACTGTATTGCCTAAATCAGCTTTTGGTTTACGAGCCTGAAAGTTAGGAATAAATCCCTGTGCTGCTATCCTCTGAGCTCCAGCAGGCATTCCCATACTGGCTACCATATCACGATTAAATATCGCGTCTCTTTGGGGATTAATTGAAGTTTTAACTACTCTTGCGGTAGGTCTTGCTCCGCCTACTCCACGACGAACTGCATCAGCTTCGGCGCTTGCAGCAAAATCGCGAACCATAACTTCATCAGTATTAGCGAACACAGGAATGTGGCCACCCGCAATTGGAGCGCCTCTACCCCGACGACCGCGACGCCTTTGTATTACTCCGCCACTTACTTCCACTCCCCTGAAAGCGGGGCTAGCCGCCATTTGAGCCAAAAAGGCTTGTTGAGCAGCGCGTTCTGCAGTTTGCTTCTTTAATGCATTTAAAATAATTTGCTCTTGAGCTGCTTGATTGCCTGCATTAGCTACAAGTTGACGATATACAGCTTCTTCGGATGTTACAAGGGCTAAAATGCCCTGTTGCAATTGCTGTTGCCTAGCAGTTTCAGTATTCATTTTGAACACTTCTTTAAGTGCTCCTGAAGCCTGTTTACCTATAAAAGCAAAAAGTTTTAAAAATGCTCCACCTATGATTATTAATCCAGGCCCCGAAATAAATGCCCCAATACCACTAAAGAATCCTTTAGCTAATTTACTTCCTTTTTCGGGATCTAATGCTTTGGTAAAAAAATCCGCTACAGAGCCTATAATCTTAAGAAGCCTTTCAATAGCAGGCTGGGCCGCGAGGTCTCCAATAGCGGCCGCCAATTGAGCAGCGCTCGCAGCGGTTTGCGCAAGCATTGCCGCCATGGTTTTATTCAATTCGTCATTTCTTCTAGCGGCTTGATCGGTACTATTATTGGCAGTAGCTAAAGCTCTATTGTAAATACTATACTCGCTATTTAAATCATTAACTAAAGCTTTAAGATTATTGATTTGGAATACTCCAGCAATTTGTTCGGAAGTATAAGCTTTCTGAGCGTCAGTCAAAGTATTATAAGTAGCAGCATAATCTTTAATTACTTGTATGCCAGACCTAAAGCTACCATCAGCATTTTTTGTCGCTACTCCAATTTCATTTAATGCATCTTGTACGCCGCTACGTTGAATGCGGGTGAATATACTTTTAAAAGCATTACCAATAACCGCGCCACCGCGAGCTGTTTGTTGCTGTACAGATGTTACGGCAGCTAATAATTCATTAAACTCTACTTTAGCTCCTTGCGCAGTAGATCCTGCTCGCGCTAAAGCGTCTGCCAAATCTTTAGAGCTTACCGCGAAAGCGGCATCAACATTAGCTAATCTATTAATAACTTCTGTAGAAGTTATAGCTTCTTTTCTAAATCCATTAACAGCTGCTGTAAGAGCCTCAACCGATTGGGTCGCACTTAATCCCGATAAACGAGTTAAAATCATCGCGTCATTAACCCGCTTCAATGTCTGCTCTGCGCTCAGGCCTTGTCGAGAAAATTCAGTAGCGGCTTCGGCTACGGTTTGAAAAGTTTGGGCGGTATTTTTTGCAACCCCAAAAAGTTGAGTTGAAAATTTAGCTAAGTCAGAAGTTGTCGCTCCTAACAAAACATTAATATTAGCAAGCTCTTTTTGTACTTCAATAGTAGTGGTTACCAGGGCTTTGAAAGCTTGGTTAACTTGGTTAACAACACCCACAGCTGCACCGAAAGCGAAAGTACGAGCGACCGAAGCATCAAGAGACTTCTGGAATTCATTAATATCACCCGTAATCCTTCCCAACGGTTGCCTAAATCCTTTTGCGTCTAATTTAAGCTGAAGCGGCCGTCTATTAAGACCCGCTTGCGCTTGGTTCACCTGCTGATTAATAGACTGAGCTAAACCCTGTGCGCCTACATTTACATTAATATTGTTCGCCATACCTACTAGGTATTACACTTATTTCCCAAACATATCAGCAAAATCCGTAATCCCTAATTTACCTCCTTTTTTCGCAGCAAACGCTTCTAAGCTTTGAGCCTCGCCTTCTTGCACGCCCATATGGGCTAGATCTTTCTTTGTGGCTCCTACTAGACTATAGCTATCTGCATTAGAGCTTCTCTCCATAGCTTCCCTGCGTTTACCGCTCGATTGAGCGAATTCCAATAAAGCATCAGGGTCTTCTTTAATGGCGTCAGGTATATCAGGTACATTCTCAAAAATATTCTTAAAGATTTTTCCATAATTTATCAAATTAACTTGATAAAATGTCCAGTCATATAAATTACCTCTAAAAAAGTCTTGAGGATTTTTCTCTACTATATTGTAATAATTAGTAAAAAACCCCAAGGTGGCGAGCTGCTTAATAGATTCAGTGCTTAAATGAGCAGTAGCCTCATTATATTCACCAAATAATCTATTTAACCTTAAAATGCTGAAATCTTCAAACTCATCCCGCGTATACAATCGCTCTTTTAACTCGTCGTCTTTGTACAAAGATAAAAACAATACTTCATTGTTAAGCTTGTTTTGGGCGTAGCTTTCACACGTATTGTTAAGTAACTCTCGTTTTTGGTCTATTAATTTATCTAATTTTTCCTTAGCGTTTTCTAAGTCTTTTCTGACTTGATCTTTTTGGGACTCGAGAATTAAGTTTGCTTTAGTCTTTTCTAAGTTATCCACATATAAGCGTTGAGTAGTTATATCACGCTCATCTTTTTCGCCCCATAAGCCTTCTTTCTCTAAAAACTTAAGAGTTTCTTTTTCAGTAGGCAATCCGCGAGATTTTGCTACGGAAAAAATTTTATCATAAAAGGAATCTAATTTCCGTTGGTCTCTAAAATTAAAATGCCGTATGTATGCCCCTCGTTCATCAAGAGGCATAATCGAAAACCCCTCACAGATATCTGCGAAGGTTTTATTTAATTTTAAATTAGGATCTCCACTCAATTAAGCTTCGGCAGTTTCTTCCTCACTCACTTCTTGGGTAGAAATCTGCGCCATCAAGTTAGTAAGATCTTCAGAATTGTCAATTCCGCTCATATACCAAAGGGTGACTATAGAGCTTACCTTGTCAATGCATTGGGAATAAATCTCATCTTCTTCCTCTTCTTTACTGATGTAAGCGTTATATTTATCCTCAAAATCAGCGCCAGGAAACATAGGTTCTAATTTCTCTTCATCGCTTTTGGTAAAGTAAGTAAGATTAAGAATATACCAAATTAAAGCTTTATTTCGCGCCTTAGTGTCAGCGGTATGATCAAAGACACTTGCCTGCATAAGCTCAAAGTCTGTTAACTCCCTTTTGGCTAAAGCTAATTCATTAACGAGGCGCGTTAATTTAAACACTTCTTCTTCAGTCATTTCTGCTTCTGTTTTAGCAGCTCTTAACGCTTGTATTTCCTGTTCTTTATTAAAGCTCTTGGCGGTGAGTACGGAATAACGCTTTTTTTCATCGTCACTAAGTTGGCCGCCAAGATCAGCGTGCTGCTTAGCAATCATGGCTCGCGTAAGCAGTCCCATCTTAATAAACTTATTCAACCAAATACTGTAAAACATATCGCCGTCTTCTAACTGAACACGCGTCGGCTTTTTAATTACAATATTAACAGGCACACTTTCCTTTACAGTCTTTTCTACTGTTTCGGTAATTGTCTTCATCTTACCTGTTTCCTTGTCTTTGCGCTTAACCTTTTTTTCTACATCCTTTACAACTTCTTCTTCAATATCAAAAGAGAAGCTGTGTAATTCCTTGATTTTATTAGCCATAATTTTTACCTTTTACCTTTTAATCTATATTAACATCTACGTTAAACTTTTCCAATTCCGTATTTATTTCTCGATAACAATTGTTTCCGAGGTCTAAAACTTTTTTCCTTAAATATTCCATTTTCTTTTGGTCGAGCAGTTCGGCTTGGCGAATTAAATCCTCATCTTGGGGCCGCGACCTTTTTAACTTTGCAAAAGCAGCGTCATGCTGTTCTTGTAAATCCTCCAGCATAGTTAAATAATTTTTATATAAATTAGTTATATTACGCTTGATTTGAAAACGTAATAAATCATTGAGATCCAAGCTCATACCTCTATTATATATCTAATAATAAATAAATTAAAGTGGCTTAACAATTTCAATAGAGCCATTTATCACACTATCTTCATTAATAGAAATATTTCTAGAAGCAAAAAGTCCAGTAAGTGGCAATGTGGTATAAGTTTGCTCGCATATATTTTTAATATCCAAAACTACACCGCCACTTTGCGGGAACATCCATTGAGTATCGCTTGCGCTATAGGTTCCTGTTAAACTCGATGGAAGATCATAGCCGTCGATAGATAAACTTTCGCTTCCATCAGTCCAGATTGCCGCCTTAGGGAAAGGCTCTCCTAAACTTCTGACAGGCTGAAAACTTTGACTTAAAGTATATGAGTAAGCAAAAGGTTTATCATTAAAGCCTAGAGTAGCAAAATCTCCCGTAGAAAATCCTCCGTGAGCCAAACTGCCTGTAGTTAATTCCTGAACGCCACCTGCGCCAGAATAAAATGCTCCATAATAATCGAGAGAAATGCTAGCTGTTATAACATCATTAGGAGCGACAGATAAGCTGTATTCAGTTAGAACTGCTTTTTCTGCCCTAAAAGGCCCTGCGTCAACATTAATAAAATTATTAAGGCTATCCGCGTAGCCGCTTTTTTTAAAATTTAAGAAATAAGATAAGTCACTACTGCCTGAGATATAAAAATCCGCACTAATGTTTCCATTAGGAGGTTCGGTAGGGTAAGAACCATTTGCGCCATAAACCCCAAATGATGAAATATTATCCGTAGAAAGGCTTTGGGATATAGATACAGAATTAGCAAATATCCCCTGATATATTCCATTAGAGTTTATTACTACGGGACAATTTTCAAAATTTACCATAACTTTATACTACTGGAAAAATAGCCTTTAGCTCATCAATCGTATTTAAATAAGAGACATAACTAATATCTACTGTCATATTATCTCCCATAGCTGATGAAAAATTATTACTTGTTAACTTAGCCTTATCAATCTTGAATTTTGAAATAGGCGTTCCACAGTCATTTAATGTTAGCTCCAAATCATTAATTTGTGGATTACATAATAAATTGTAAAAATTCCTAGACTCATAACTATCTACTATCATATCAAAATTAACCGAAACTTCTATAGGATAATTTAAACGATAACCCACGGGCTTCATTGATGACCCAATCCCATAAAGAGGTTGCCAATCTAAATTAATATTTAAATTATACGATTGTAAAGCATTAGTAGTGGAATCCGCCACGCTTACCGTAATGTCTCCAGGCTTAGCGATTAAAGTAGATGGTGCCGCGTCGGTTCCGACGTAATTACCCGATCCTATGTCTCCATAAATTTGTACAGAAAAATCTGAGGTAGCTATCGACCCAACTGAGCAACTAGAGCTAAAAGAGGTAATACGGCCTTGATTAAAATAAAATGCCTTATCAAACGACTCATGAGTGCCATAAGATAAAAAACCTGTAACAGGTTGATCAAGCAAGCCTCCGCCACCGCCATAATTATAATTAATTAAAGGATCAAATTCTGCAGCATGCGTAATTAAGCGAGAAACATTAACGCTTCCTTGCATCTCACCTTCGGCTTCAACGCTGATCACCCCAAAACCTGCAGCTTTAATAGGGGTTAAAGGAACTTCCCACGAGCCATCAAAACCCTGCACGCCATGAAGTTCTGTAGGAGTGGATCCTGTTACTCCTATATAAACCTTTTGATCGAAATATGCATTTCGTGTAATCGCCATACCTATGTATTATTACACACAAAAGCCCCTCGAGACCGAGGGGCTTTCGTAAGATGTTTGTGAGCTACTTAATCAATCTATTGGCAGCTTTTAAATAATTAGATTTTTTAAGCACTTGCATTTCCGCTCATGAAGATGCCAGCGTCTGTGTCTTGAGGGCCGCCAATTTGAGCGGAGAATGTCAAGTCAACAGTTTTGTTGTCTCCAATACTCGAAGAGAGATTTTGACTATCCATCGTAGCATTTTTCATTGAGATTTGAAATGCTACCTCATTGCTACAATTTAATTTGAAGCTTGCAGTAATATCGCGAGTTTGCTCACTACAAAGAACTCCACTTAAATTCCCTTCTACAATGTCAGCGAGAATAGCGTTAGCATTCATAGTAGCTACTACAGGGAAGTCTACAGCACGGAAGTAAGGGTACTTGTTGCCAATTTCGTTAAGAGAGCTACGACCAATAGGCAGGTTAAAACTAAAGTTTTGAACGTGCAGGTCACTTAATTTAGCACCACCCATTTGAAGCTCACTGTCTCCAAAAGATAATGTAATATCTCCAGGACGTAAAGCTGCAAAAGTATTTTCGCCTGTAGTTGATTGAGGTAATACTACAGCTTGACTAATACCCTGGCCATTAGATTCGTTGATTGCAGGATTTTCGTCTGCAGGAACCGTAAATGCACCAGCTGACATAGTGCCTGTAACAAAATTCATGTTAGCAGCTTCTAAAGAAACAGCAACATTAGGAATGTCACCAACAGCAGCATTCAATGTATAATCAGTAATAAAACCATTACCGATACCAATAATGGAACAAGGATCATTGGTGGTGTTAGCGGATGCATCAGCCCCTTCAGGAACAGTTTTGACGTAATAGTTTTTCAGAATTAAGTCGCGATTCTCGCCAATCAGGCCAGAAACACAATTAACGTCACCACCGTGCCCCATACCACGCAGACTAAAACCGAGCCCGCTTTCGTTGATTCCGTTGGTTAAGTAATATGTAAAATCAGTGCCTACCGAAGGGGGCTCTACAACCTCCCGAGCTAGAGCGGCTAATTTACCAAATTCGTTTACGTCCTGACGAGCAACGTCGACAGTGTGCGATACATCTTGAACCCTGATTAATTGATCAGCGGTAGCGCCTGCTGCACCAGTAGGGCCGACGTAAAGCGCCTCAGATTGATAGATAACTCGATTTCTTGCCATGATAAATTTATTTTAAAAAGTTAAAAATTAAAAGCTGTAAGAATACATACACAGTTTTTCTTCAAAAAGAACTTAAAAATCATACCTCGGTAGGATTACTTCTTGGTAGCCTTACAGTTTGTAGATCAAAGTCTACAAAACCAATCAATAAATCTTTATGAATTCTTAAACTTGAACGGTCATATAACTTTGATACCGTTACTTCATCTATATATACTTTTTTATTATTGGGGTACTCGGCCTTTAGCCCTGTATAGCTATAAGGCGGCTCTTTAATATGAAAATATTCTCCAAAAGGAAATGCAGAATAACTAATCAATGGAAAGCATGTTTTAGCCGTGTCCCTAAACAAAGAGAGCATTCCATCTAGAGTGTAATTATCTTCAGTAATAAAAACAGTGCGTATACGCGTAGTAGTTTCGTCTAACCCTCCGAATGCAAAAGGCGCGTTGTCGGATCCATTGCAACTTACAAAGGCCGCAGGAATCGTATAATTCGGAGTTCCTAATAAATTAGAATCCTGCATCCAAGTATCCCCATCACTAGCCAAAATGAAATCATTATTCAATAATAATTGCTCTTCTGACTCATTAGTAATATAAACATTTACATCTTTACGATCAAAATTACCACTAATAGTAAGATTAGTTCCTTGGTCTGCGTCCATTACTACCCGACCTTGATCAAAATCAATCATTAGATTATTAGTACCTTGATTAACCAAACCCCCATTTATATAAACTCCACTAGGCACACTTTCGCCATTTGCGACAAGTTGGCGATCAGGAGAGTAATAGGCGACCAAGTTAGAGGGTACATCTACCCCTTTATTAGAATAATAAAAATTCTGTGATATTCCTGAAGTAACAGCTTCGGCTTGTCTTGTTACTTGATCATCAAACCATAAATAAAAGCTTGACTGAATTATATGATCAAACTGTACTTTCATTTTCTTAAAGCTTCAATTAATTGTTTTTGAACTTCTTGCAAGATAGCCGACATATATTTAGTATTTTTAAAAGCTCCAGGACGAATTTTAGTCTTTACCTGTATAGCGCTTCCCGATCTACTTACAGGGCTTTCTTTTACTAAATAATTACCTAATCCCGACAATCCGCTTTCCATTGCCTTAACCCAGCTACGCCCAGGAGCCCAAGGGACAGGCGATAAATCTTTAATTTCGTCCATGTCAGGAACCGTAAAAGTTATTTTAAAAACCAAATCTTTACTTCCAATACTTTCGATCTTTAATGATTTGGCTAGATATTTGCGAATAGGAGAAATAGGATCACTACCTTCCTCAAAACCGATGTAAGAAAAAAGATTGCCGACCCCACCTAAGGTGTCGCTAATGTTTCGAGCATCAGGGCCTCCTGCAATCTCTCGAGTAATAGGATGGGTTAAAAATCTTTGAATTAACTCTTCAGTAGATTTTTCTACCGCTCGCTGAGCTTTTTGTTTGATTAGTCTAGTAAGAACGCGTCTACCCTTACGATCAAGCTCTTTCTTTAAGCCTCGCATGTTTACTTGTGCCTTCTTAGCCATTAGTTTGAACGCTGCAAATAAAGAGTATAGAATTTTACTACAAAAGGTCCAATGGCTGAATCATCACTAATAATGTTGTAGCGGGCGCCATCGATCTCTACCTCTTGAGCTTTTTTAAATAAATCGTATCCACTTTTTTCAATTTTAATTCTTACAATACCTTCAGAAAGGGGCACGTTAATCTGGGCCTTAAGGCCACCCATGTCTCTCTCAATTTGTTTATCTACATAAAGAATACGCGCTTTAACTGTGGTAGATGTTACTTCGGTTCTAGTAGTTTTAGCGTCTTTTATTCTTTTGTATAAGGCGTTGTATGTATCATTGGTGGCAACAAAGATTTTATTTTTCTTTTGATAGACAGTTATATCTCTAGCAAACGTATCGTGCATATCGTCAAAAACATTGGCGATAGCTGTTTTTTGAGCATCTGTTAATAAGCTAGGCATTTTTAGATAGAGTAGTAGCCTCCTCTTCCATAATAAGGATAGTAGCCATAATAGTAATAACCAGGAGCATAATAACCACTGCCCGTCGGCCATCCGCCGTCAAGCCCTGCAACCTGCCGAGGTCGAGCACCATATAAAGTATATGAATAAACCAGCTGTTTAATCTGCTCTTCAGCATCCTTAGCTAAACTAAGGTAAGTTTTAGCAATCTCATTTTTATTATTGCGAACGATAGTTGTATCGCCCTCGCTTAATCGAATCCAATCTACTGAATCACTAGTAATTACCCTTAACGTATCCCTGCTCGCTTTTTTATAATAATGAGACAGGTAAATCTGCTTATAAATATCAGCCTCTTCTTGTTTAAAGCCAGGATTTACACCACTAAAATTAGTATAAATTAATGTATTAAGTATTCCCTCGTTAGCCAAAAGCCAACCAGAGATTTTTTCTACTTCACGCTCCCGACCTAATTCGGTAGTAGCATTGTCTAATTCATTGTCATAAATGTCAGAAGCTAACTGACCGATTTGATTCATAGATTTTCATTCATTAATTTAATCAAGTCTTGCCCTTCGGGGCTATCAGGGTTTGCCACAGGTTTTTGAAAACCTACGTCTACGCCTGCTCCCGCTCCTGGAGTAGAGTAAAACTCTTTTAAAAGTTTATTTTTTAAAGTTAAACGTGAGCCACTGGGAAATAAACCTGCCTTCACAGCCAAAGCTTGAAGATCACTTAAATTCATTTCATCCATTTTTTCTTCTAATTCTGCAGCGGTACTTACGCCGAATGGATTGGATTGCTTAATCCCCATTAATTCTTGAAGCTCTTTAATTTTCTCAATGTCTTGCGCTTTGCCATCAACAACATTTAAGTTATCAAGCTTCTTTTTAGCTGTACTCTTAGAGGTAGAGGCAGCTTTTGATTTAGATGTTCTTTTGCGTTGTGCCATAATTTAAAATCCTTTCACCTTTATTATAAGGATGATTACACAAAAATCCATATATCGTGAAACATAAAAAGGGGCGCCACAGTGGGCGCCCCTTTAAAAATAAACTTAAGATTAAACTTAAGCAGTTGTGATAACACAGCCAAGAAGAGCGCGGTTGTCGATAACCATGCGTCCTTCTTCCACTGAACCAAAGAAGCCGATCTTCTGTTGGCGAATGGAGTACTGATCGTCAGCCATGAGTGTGAAGTCACTACCAGTTTCGCTATCAATAGCTACTGCCTTGATCAAGGAGTCACGAGAAAGGTCGAGGCCAATCACGAGATCTTCTTGTCCAGTTACTGTAGCATTAGGCGAAGTTGGGCTTAGACCCTTGTAAATACGAGTGTACTTACGATCAGGACCAAGTTCGTTAACTTCCATGATGTTAACCCCGAAGAATTCAGGGGTAGCAGCATTGTTGTACATAGCAGCACGAACGCTCTCAGGAGCAGCAATCCAAGCGTCATTACCAGCAGCTGGGACTGAGCCGTCAGCCGCCTTAGTATTGACAGGATTGTAAGCCATAGCGCGAATCATCTCGGTAACTTCAGGAGAAACCAAGAGATCAGTGATACCGCGTCCGCGACCATCAGGTGTACCACCATTCCAGGCAGCATTGATGCGTTTCGCACGGGTCATCATAGCGTTAAGGTCAGCTAAGAGGAATGTGTCATTAATCTTACTGTCAGCAACGTGAGCGGTTCCGCCCGTTACAGCGCCAGCAAGGGCACTAAGAAGTAAGTTAGCAGAAGTTTGCTGTTGCTTTAACAGAACTTCCTGAGCTACACGGGTCATTGTTTTACCGACTACGTCCAAGCGGGACTGAGCGGCATAACGACGATCAAAAGAAACAGCACTATCTAAACGATACGTGGTGAACTTAAGCTCGGAAGCAGTAGGAAGAACGTGATTGGTAGGAAGACCGCCAGGCATCGTTGTGCTATAGACTTGAATATAATCTTCAGCAGCGATGTCGTAATAGAGATCTAAAGGCAGGCTAGGGTTAGAATCAGCTTCAAAATTAAAAGAAGCGAAAAGATTGCTAACGGTAGGTGCGATATTAATAACCTCAGAAACGACGGGACCAATAAATTCAGCCAAGGCAGCTTGAGCTTCGTATGCGACATCTCTGTTTTTAGATGCCATAGCCTTAACTAACTCGATCTGTTCGTTTGTTCTTTTTAATGTAATGTTCATTTATTTAAACTTTCTACGGATCAAGTGTTATTTGGAAATTTTAACTACTGCGTATTGACCGTTGCCATTAGCGGCACCAGTACCTACAGAAGCGCCAGCGAACTGGTCAGTAGCTAAACCACGATTTACACGATTACCCGTTGCAATAACTGAACCAATTGTTTCAACATTGCTGGACCAAGCATTCTTAGCCGCTAGAGTTGCGTGTCCAGTAAGCTTACCTGCGGTAGCGCCTGGAGAAACCGTTACAACATTCGTGCCAGGAGCAGGAATGTCACCGTCAAAAGCAGCGGGACTCAAGGTAACGATACCTTGTGTGAGAACAGGAACTGCTTGCCCAGAATGAACGGCTTGTAATTCAAGCTGCTTCTGAGGATAGTAGATGAGCTTTTCGCCATTTTCGTCTCGCTGAGCGGTCTGAGCCAACGTGACACCCAAAACGGTGTCGCCTGTACCTGCAGGAGTAACCTGAGCAGTTACAACAGGCAGTTGGTCAGCACCGACAAAAGGATAGTCCGTTTTGCCCAAATAAGAATTTGTTTGGTACTGAACGGGCCCGTCTGTCAAATCGCCAGCCGAAACAGTGACGAAAATACCCGCGTCACCCTGTCCTGAATCGGAGGTCTGTGAATTGACCGTGGCCGACGCATACAGATTGACGACATCATTTTCGTTGTATTGTCTGAATGGTAGTATTCTGAGTGCCATTTTATTATAGTTTAATGGTTAAATTTTCTTTCGAGAAAGCATCCTTAAAACGATCTCTTAAGGAGATCTCTTCTTGAGAAGCTTCTGCGTTATTGTTAGTGAGAACGGCTGTCTCTTCTTCTGAAGCTTCTTCTAAAACCTCTTCAACATCGGTTTCTTCAGTAGCCTCAACAGTTTCAACCGAAGCTTTAGCTTCTTCGATTTCAGCGAGACGTTTTGTTACTTCATTTTCAATGCGGTCCTTAAGAGCAGCTTCTTGCTCAGAAATATACGCTTTGGACTTGGTAGCCCAAATAGTACGTAGCTTTTCTAAATAAGAGGCATAAGACTCTTCAGTTGCATCTAACGTTTTGATTTCCGAAGCGAGGATTTCGCGGTCAGCATCAAGAAGCTCAAATTCTTCGTCTAAACCTGCCATACGAGAATTGTAAAGCTCCTGTGCTTCCGCAGCGGCGCGCTCTTCTTCGATTGCGTCTAGCTGAGCCTTAGCGGACGAAAGCTGCTCTTTAAGTTCGGCAACATCTTTTTCAAGTTGCTCGTTCTTATCAGCAGCCTCAGCTAAAGCTTGGCTTTCTGCTTCTTTGGCAGACTTATACTCTTCGTCCTTTTGCATAATTGCTTCTTGAAAAACCTTGGTAACATTCGCTACGACTTCTTCTGTATACTGTTTATTGTCCAGTTTATCAGAAAGAATTTCTTCGAATTTTTCTAAGATATTATTGTCCATAAGTGTATAGTCGTTATTTGGGTTTACATCACATTTTGATGAATGTGAACTTTTATTTTCATTTTCTGAAAAATCTTTTTCGTCATTTTCGGATAAAGTTATCATTGCGTCTGATTCTTTTTCGTCTTTTATTATTACATTTTCATCAGGATCTTCAATGTAAACTCCTTTTACCTCTGCCGCAGGGTTAGAAGTAAAAGCTATTCCGAGAGGAAAGATTTCTCCCACAATTAACCGCCTCACAGGCACGCCGTCTTTGGTTTCGCCTGAACCATCTTGAGCTTTAAGGTATTGAGATAATTCTTGTATGTGCTTAGGATCAGTAACTATTTCTGCTTCATCTAAGTTTTTACTTCCTAACGCTAAACAATAATCATTAAAACCTAACTCCCAACTGGTGGATATAATTTTTTCTCCTGTGTCAAGCTCTTGCTCTAACATATTTGCAAAGTTAGGGTGGACTGTTTTATATACCACCGATCCCAGTGCAATATTAAAAGGAGAATTTTTATTTATTACCTCTTCATCAGTTAAAAGAGTATTCTCTCCAAACGAACTAAATGAGCTTGAGACTATATGTCCAACTACAACTTCTTTTTTATGCTCAATATTAGTGGGTTTATTGATGAAATAATCTTTAATAGCTAAAGCGGCTTTAGTGTCAATCCCATCATCATTCTTATTGAATCTATTAACAACGGCCGCATTAAATGCTACCGCCATTAAATCAATATTTTTTTCTAAATCAATAGATTCAGGAATCAGGGATTTTAAATTCTCCAATGATGCAGTACTAATGCCTAGCTTGTCAAAACTAGTCAGTCTCTCAGACCCTAGTATTTCGTTAGAAAAACTAGTCTTATACTTGTAAGACATTTTTTAGTATTTACAGCCGAAGGGGCCACAAGGAGCATAAGAGGTTTTATATTTTCTATCGTATGCGATTGCACATGCCATGCGAGACCTATTTTCGTCTAGCCCTTTAGTATTAACATGGGAATCGTCATTAAGCATACATTCAGACATAAAAGCTTGGTGCTGTAATTTTTCTTCACCAGGAACTTCAATGTATTGGACTTGCTCTTTAGGCTCGGGGCCTTCATAAGGAATATATTTACCGTCTTCGTCCTTTGCTTCGTCAAGCTTTACAGGTTTATCGCCTTCAGGCATGTATTGCACCTGTTCTTTTGGCTCAGGACCTTGATAGGGAACGTATTGCCCTTTGTCATTATAATGTCCTTTAGCCTCTTCCTTAACATCCTTCTTGTCTTCTTTCTTGTCTTTTTCTAGCTGCTTAATTTCTTTAGTAAGATTTTTTACAGCATCTTCGTGATGCTTAAGGCGCTCTTTTAAAGTTTCACTATCTAGTTCATCTTTGTCTTGCTTGTCTTCACGACGCTCTAAACGCTCTTGGCGCTCTTTGTCGGTTTCAGCCTTAGCGAACTTCTTTTTACTTTCTTTATCAAATTTAACGTCTTTTTTGAGATCTTTAATTTCTCTTTCGTCATTTTTGATAGCGTCGTCTTCGTGTTCTTCTTTTTCTTTTTTAGTGTCTCTTTTGAGCTCTTTTTTATCAATCTTTTCTTCCTTTTTGCTCATTGCGTCAGAATCACTAACTGTTACGCCAAACTTTTTAGCGGCCTTTTTGATATTCTTTAAAGCTATCTTTTTAGCTTCTTCTGAAATATCGGCACGATCTAAATATGTAAGAGCGCTTCTCACATGATCGGCATCATTAATAGGGAACATGCGCAGAGAACGGGGCTCAGTCTTGCCATCTACCTTTTTACCGCCTGGCTTAATGTAAGCGAAGTCAGAATCAGGAAGGTTATTGCGCTCTTCAGTTGTAAGCTTTTTGGCTTCAACGCGTGTCAGTTCTACTTCAACAGAACCGTTGTTAAAATTTAATTTGGATTTTAAGTCTTGCATTTTTAAAAGAAGTTGTAAGGTTATGTACACTAAGGTTGGTACGTTTGAGAAATCATTTTAATCTTCATCACCTTTAAGGTAATCTGTTACTGACTTTCCTGATTCCCAAAATTTACAACTCCAGTAACGAGCTTTCCATTTTGGGCCAGGATCATCACAATTATGTCGGGCTCTAAAATTTTTACGGCGATCAGGATCGTCTCTTTTGATTTCCATATTAGGATCACCAAAATTTACTTTAATTACATTGCCTTTTTCATTTTTAACGTATACCGCAAACTTTTTTGGTCCGTCAGGGGTCCGAAAAGGTTTATTTAGTTTTTTTTCTTTAGCCGCTTTACTTTTTAAAATTTCCTCATGGCGCTTCATAAAGGTTTCATGATCTTTTCCAGGCATATACATTACCTTACCATCTTCCATGCGGTGAGGATGAGTTCCTGTTAGGCCCATTTTTTCAGCCTCTTCCTCGGCTTCTTCTTCTGTTTCAAACATGTGAGCCATAGGGTCTTCAGCAGCTAGACCTAATTTTTCTAATTCCAATTTAGCAGTAATTAGATCTTCGACAGTCGGCTCAAATTCACCGTGCTCTGAAATACATATATCAGAAGCGTTAGCTATATCTTGATCAGCTTTGCGATAAGAATCTTTAACTTTTCCTCCGCGCATCATTTTGAGAAACATATTTACGCGTGCCATTGCCCATTGCCCACGAGTTTTTCCTGGACGATGGCTAGAAGAGAATGCGCCTGCGCCTCTGCGATAAACTTTTTTAAGTTGAGACAGCGTTACCTTTTTACTGTGTTTCCCGTTGTGTTCTTTTACTTTATTTTTTAAAGCAGTAATAACCTTTTCAGAAAAAGTTATCTTATCTCCACCCTTACCTGCAGTTCCAGGCTTATTCTTTGAAGACCCTTTTTTGCGTTCAGAAGGCTTAGCGGGAGTTTGAGCTCCGCTTTTAGGGCCACTTCTTTTAGCAGCTAATATTTTATCAGAAAAATCGCATTCCATTTTTTTAAAGAGAAAAAATATGATAATTTATACACTATTTCTCTTTTGACTGGGAAATTTTATCACTATGATAAATCAAAGCCGCAGGATAAGTTTCCAACTCATGCTCATTAGATATTTCTAAAATATCATTTAAAGGAAGTAGTTCGGCTATCTTATCAAAATTAGCGATGCATTCTTCAGCAGTTGAAGTCCAGTTTTCCATTTCATTCCCTGCTACAACTGATTCACATAACTGATCTAAAAGAGCATTATCTTTTTTAGAAAGTCGCTTTTTATTAACTTGCTTTTTTAATGCTTTGGCCGCTTTTGCACGAAGTTCCTCAGTCGAGACAATTACGTCTTGCAAATAAGCTCTGCTATATCTCCTTTCAGGATTAGAAGAACTAGGAGGCCGACCGCCTTCCTTACTCGGACCCGTGGTTACAGGGGGTGATGCTTCATCGCCGCTCTCGCTAGTTCGGGGAACAGGGGCTCCTCCCACCAGAGGATTATAATAACCTTTTTCACGAGCAGCCAAGAATTTCTTTTGTGCTTCTACTAAATCAGTACTTTCAGGATAAATGCCTGTTTTAATAGCGCGCAAGCCTTCTTCAGGAGGCAATACCCCTAATTCCATAAGGCGAGTTGTTACTCTATGTAATTGCAGTTCATCTTTTAAATCAATTTCTGCGAATTTGGCTACAGGATATTTTCTAAAGCCCATAGATTTACATACTAATTTAATCTGCGGCTGAAGAAAATCATTTAAAAAAGATTGCCTTGCTTCCTTGAGTCTTTCTAAAAAGATCTCAGCTTTTACCATTGTGCTCGCATAACGCTCTTGCCCAACGATAACATTTTGTAGGCCTTCTTTAATGTCTTCGTTTACAATTTGATATTTTTCAGGGCCGATAACCTTGTTTAAATCAGGAATAACAAATTCAGCCTTGGTAGTATAATCACTCACTAAAACTCTACCAATACTTTCATTACGGAAGAGTTGTTGCATCGCGTGCATATTTTGAGGATTAATACCTCCTTTGTCAGGAGTATTGCCCATAGTAATCAAAAGGATTACATTTTCAATTGTACGACAAATAGCCGCATCAATTTTCTTAAGCTCCATCTTCCAGTTTAAGTCTGCCAATACAGGAAAACCAAAAGGGATAGCAAACGGCTCGTAGTCTTGTTTTTTATAGAAAGCGTAAGTAAGCTTAGTAGGATCTAAAGGTATAGATACGCCACGCTTGCCCCAGCCTCCCTTTTCTAACAACTCTCGGGTTGCAGGATCAAGAGCTTCTAAAATTTCAACGTCTTCTTCAGTTTTAGCATTAATAAGGCGTTCGATTTCAAATTCAGATAATACTTTGCGGTACACGCCACGACCAAAACCCGTAGTGCGATAAGCTATAACATCAAAAGGATTAAGAATAATATACCTGAGTGGTATTTTGCCAGTATCAATTTTACTGCCATATACCAAACTTAACTTTTGAAAGTCTTCGGCATCAAACTTGCCATCAATTCTATAGATAAAAACATTCCCTGACTTATAGTATTCTCTGAAAAATTGATCAGTAATTTTCCATATATAAATCTTGCGAAACCATTTATTGATAAAGTCTCTTGAAGCCTTAGAGCCGCCCTCCAGATAGATGTCGGAATTAGCAAACTCCGCCATAATATCAATGGCATTTCTAAATATCGCAATATTTGCATAAGCTTTTTGGCATAAAAGTACAGCCTCTCTAACATCAACGCCTTCTGTACTATAATCATACGGCAGCATTCCGTCACGAATGTTGGCGTAATTATTATATTTAGGCAATGAGGCTACAAGGTTTTGCCTTGCGGTAGTACCTGCAACAGGATTAGTGGTATGACCTGTTCGAGAATAATTAGCCTTACTGCTGTGACTATAAAAGCTATCTCCTGCTAGAATAGGTTCCCATGGGGCTTTTTCTGAATTTAATAAATCATGGAGTGGAGCAGGCTTATTTGCTTCACTTCTATTACCCTTAAAACGTTTCCAATAATCCGACTTTTTAGTATATTTTCTTTTGGCCATATGCCTATATGATACACAAACCAAAGTTAAAAGTCCACAAAAGTTGACTTTTAACTTTAAAAAGTATATTTAAAAATATCTAAATCTTTTTCGTATATTTTTTCTGCAATTTTTTTGGATTCTGTAGAATAATACTCAGAGTAATGCCTTTGGCGTTTTAAATTTCTTTTATGATTCAATTCGGGGACATCCCCATACGGATCAAGATGGCGATATATAAAATTAAAGTCTTCTTTTAACTTTTCAAACCTTCCTACAAATGAAACTAAAACCTCTTTTGTGTTTCTTGCAATATGTAAAGGGTCACACACAAATCTATATTGAGGAAGATAATGCACATTGTAACGAGTCACAGGATGAAACAAGTCTTCTTGGTTTAAATAATAAACGCAAAAATCATTAAAATTTTCATACTTTTCGGTATCTTTATTTATATTGAGTTGTGAGTTCTCAAATTCTTTTCGTTTTTTAGAGTACAGGAAAGCAGACACTAAACGATCAAAAGGATTACGAACAAAAGCTGTTGAAAAATAATCTTTACCCAAATACTCTTCTCCCAAAAATACATTATAAGGATAATATAAATGAGCGTAATCAAAAGATGGGTCATATTCTAAAAATTTTACGCCTTTTTCATGGCACAGATTTAAATCTTGGTTTTTATCATTTACTTGACTTAAACCGCACATTTTAACATGAACCCCTGTGTTTTTCATGTATACTGTTGTGCTACATAATTCTATAATTTCCGTATCCAAATCTGCTACGTGAGCTATAAGACTACTTCCAGCTGTCTTGGGGATATGTATAAAAGAAAATTTGTGTTTTACAGAAACAATCATCTTAAAATTTATAACCAAAAGTTTTTAAGTCTTCTTCAAGTAATTCTTCTGCAATTTTACGACTCTCCCTATCGTACCTTGCCCAATAGGGCAGCTTTTTCCCTGAATTATTTAAATGGGGCAACTTATTTTCAAAGCCTGTGATTTTACAAATTAAAGAAAAATCTCTATGTAAATTTTCGAACCTCCCGATGAAATCTACTTCTAGTTTACCGTCTACATAGGCATATTGTTTTTGAAAAAGGTCGGCCCAGACCAAAGCTACAGTGTCTGCGTACCTTCCTCCATAATTATGGTGAGGAGCAATAGTTTTATTTTTTAAATCTAATTTTTTTAAAAAATCATTAAAATCTTTCTCAAATCTAAAAACACTAGTGTCTCCTATTATATTTACATGGTAGTTCCAGAATGAATAAAGCTGATCAAATGGATTTCTTACTATTGTAAACTTAAAGGCATTATTGTAAAAATCTTGGCGCCCCTGCTTGACCATAGTACTTTTTAGTAAAGTTAGGTTATTGTGTTTCCCGTTTCCCTCTGGAACTACAAAGCCAAAAGCTTTTTCTATACTCGTTCCTCCTGTTTTGGGGACATGAGTAAAAATTATATTTTTTCTTTTATCTTTTTTATTATAGAGGACCATTATTTTATAAACATAGGCACAAAGGTTTGTACACTTTCTGCAGCCTTTGCGTGCTGCATGTCATAATATAATTTAATCATCCACGCACCGAGCACCAACGCCGAATAGGAGTCTTTTCGAGCTTTATCTGGGCCTGTTTGTCTTTTTAGGTTTTGAGGTAAGTCAAAAGTCTGAGTTCCTTGAGGGGAGGTAGTGATTTGAATCAAGGCGCATTCAGATTTAGTTAAGTTAATCATATCATACTGATGCTCTACAAAATCAATCATTTTAGCAGAAGAGCTTTGCTTCTCGAATATAACATCTGCATTCCTTAAAAATTTTAAATTATCAATAGGGATTTTTTTGCTTTTCTGGGAGTGATAGTTGTCATTTGTAGCTCTTGCTGCAAACCATATTTTCTTGTGGTCAAAACATGCTTGAAGATGCTCATTAGCCCTTCTAATCCAGGCGCTAGTTGGTTTTTGCAAATGACAGATAGTTTGGGTGCTTAAGTTATATTCTTGCTTGCCTTTAATTAAATTGTCTTTATAGTTCTCGACATTATCAAAGTCGGCGGTTAAGGTATTTATTTTTAATTTGTTTTTCTTGAATAACTCACTTTCATTGACGGCATTTAGAAATTGCACTCCACCATTGTAGTCACCACAGATAGCTACAATATTAAAATTAGTCATTAGATAATAAAAATAAAAAATGTGGTCTTTTAATCTAGACCCAGATAATGCATAGCTATGAACTAATGTACCTGTTTGCGTTTCATCAGATAACTTAAATACATGCATTGCAAAGTCATCACTACTTTCACTTTCTGCCCATGAAGGGTCAAAAGATAAAATATATTTATCAGAAGGATTGCCAGCAACTTCAATAGCTGGCTCTTCTCCATCTGCGATTGTGCAACTTGACATTCTTGATATTTTAAAATATCCTGAGCTATCATCGGTAAATGTCGCTCCAAACTCTCGATCAAACTGACTTTGGCTCATGGAAGCCTTAGCCTGATTAACAAGATTTTGATCATAAAGTTGTTTAGGTGCGCAGTCATAGGAAAATTGCATTACTACTCTTTTGGCGCCACTTTCCTTGTCTTCGGGTATTCTCCCTTCAATAAGATGTTCAAATGTCTCATAGAGTTTATATAAATATTCAAACTTGTATGAAGCAGATGATAGCATTATTAATTTATTGTTAGGCCACTGATGTCGATCTTCCTCACTCATTTTTCCTTTTTCGATCATGGCCGTTTCTGCATTATATAAATCTTCTCGCTCAGTAGGGTTTTCGACTACTGATAGAAAGGGAACAATAACCTCATTGTAAATTCTTTCAGGCATCAATAACATCTCATCGATAATGATTCGTTGAAACCTAAACCCCCGTAGCTTTTCGCCATCACCCAATGGCAATGCGTGAATCCGACTTCTGCCTAATTCGAGTGTCCATTGGTCGTTTTGTTTAGATTTTTTTGTTATACATTGTGCAAGAAACTTAGCTTCAGGTTTGGCTGCTATGTCTTCAATTTTTCTAAAAATCATTTTGGCCTGCCTAAAAGACTTGGATAAAATTCCAATTTCCACTCCCTGATTAAGAATAGCATCCAAGAAAGCAAAGATCGCTGTAGAAAAAGATTTAGACATACCCCGTGACCATATGCCTAAAAAATAATCAGATTCCATCATAGACTTTACGGCCATATGCTGAAAGGGGAATAACTTCACTCCTGACATTAAATCAACAGCGAATGTAGTATTCTGTCTTAAAAATTGATAAAGTAACATTTTAGCCTCCTTCTCTTCAAGAAAGCCTTTTGTATCAAGAATAGTGTTATTAATGTCTTTCCACTCGTTCTTACGTTTTTTCTGTTTGCCTTCGCTCCAACTCATGGCCATTTCCTTAATTGTTCGGGATCTAAAAAACCTTCACAGTAGGCATACCAAAGATCCAGCCATATGTCTACAGGTTTGATATAAACATCATAAAATTCCATCTCTCTCATCTTTTCTACAGCTCCCTCTCTCACCATAAATCTACCATCGTCCATTATATTCACAAAACCAGGAATACATTTATAATGTTGCTTTGTCTGCTTAGTTCTTACCACTAATTCCATTTTGCTCTATAAAGTACTGAACGTCCGCCTGCCACAATTCTTTTCCAAAAAATAATAATCTTGGAATGATCCTCTCTGATGCCTCCCTGCTTCCTGTAAAGATAAATTGACACTTTCTGGGATAATCTCTAATTAACTTCCTCATATTATAATAAATATAATCTAAGTTAGCTGCAAATTGTCTCATTTTAGGATTACGGTCTTTAGCTGCTTTATTTTTATTTATTGCAATAGCAGCCTTAAGTCTATCGTTGTTGTTTTTGATTTGCTCTAAATCGCTTTCAATAACAATATACAAAAAGCTGTCGAACTGAACCACCCTGTCCATTTCTTTTTGAAACCTTTTAAATCCACTACTAAACGTTATTAAAAAATCTCCCTCACTCTTGCGGTCCACGAAAGTATAATTATAGTTATCTCCGCCCAACGTATAGTCTCCAAAATCCAACTTTACCGATTCAGAGTTTTTAAAAGTTAAAGGTTGCTGCTCTCTGGTATCAATGAAGATATTCAAATCGTTAAATTTTTCGTCTTCTACAAAAAATTGTTCTTTGACTTTTTTATTATATAAAGGCTCTACGCCTGCAGCTTCACAAGCCCAAGTATAGCTTCCAAAGATCTTTTTGTAAAGCTCTATGGGTGGCATCTCCTTTTGAGCCATTTCTAAATGACACGGCCCAAATTTAAGTTCCTTCTCTTTTATTCGTCGAGAGAGTTGTTCTAAAATATAAGGCTTTACTTCCTCGATGGAAGCGGTAGAACACCATTTAAGTAATTGATCATAATTGGCGAAGTCTTTATTAAAATAGTCAGACCTATTTTTAAAGGGGAGAGGTTCTCCAGTAAGCTTGTTTAAACGAGGAAAATGCCTACAGTAATACTCGGCCTGCGTTATTTTGTGGCCCTTAAGGTGAATATGTAATCCGCGAATTGTATCAAAAGTTTTTCCGCAGACTTGACAGGTAGTATCTTCATTTGCCATGATATTCTTTTGCGTGACCTTCTCTGACGAGCATTCGATTTAAAATAATCCCGTCTTTTATTAACTCTCCCAGCACGCGCCCATATTTGCCCAGACCTCGGCTTTTCAGGAATAAACCTTTATCTTTTTCTTCACACACCCCTTCGCTTACAATTAATTCTTTTAATCTTTCTTTAGCGGCTAACCCACGCTTCTTTTCTTCTTTGTCGCGAGTCCGCGTCTCAGGAGTGTTGATGCCGTGCAGCCTTATTCTTTTTTTTACAGTTGTATGAAAACCTAAGTCAATAATTACGTCCACGGTGTCACCGTCCACTACTTTTACTATTTTTTCTATGCGGTAATGGTACATAATAGTTCGTCACTGCCTTTCATGTAGAAATCGTATACTTCTCTGTCAGATTTGCGCCCTACAAAATTATCTGAATTAAATTTAGGGTTTGCAAGGGCTGCGACAATACTGAACCCACCGTTAGTACATAAAAGCGTGTCAGCATTAATTAAGTAATAAAAGTCTTCATCAGGATTCAAACAAGATCGCCAATTCACCCTGATGCCTAATTCCTTACAAGCGCCTTCTAGTTGATGAATTGTTTGGTCGTTTTCTTCTAATGTACGAGCCTTTTCTTCTTCCGATACTCGTGCGGGATGATGATAGAAACTTACAAAAGTAACCGCAGCAGGACTGATGTGTTTTAACCTATTAATTATAGTGCTTACTTCACTACTAGTAATACGTTTCGTATCTCCAATCCTTAAATGAACAACGCAGTCGTTTTTTCTTGGTTTTTCCCACCCTTTTTCTTCTCCTAGTTCTAAGGCAATTCGACGCAACTTGTCTATGTCTATATTCTTACCTTCTTTTCGGCATTCCCAAAGGTATTTATTTAAAATCGTATCTTTAAAGAACAGAGTCTGCATAGGTTCACAAATAACCACCGCCTCTGCATCATTGCGATGCAATACCGCATCACCAATGCGATACTCATTTTTAAAATTGTGTCCTTTTAGAAAATCAATCGGTTTCATTTATTTCGGCGTCAATGGCGTTAATCATTACTATATCAGTTAAATTTTTAACTGGAAGGTTCTTTCGCGCAGCTAAGCCATTTATTAACTGAGCTAAGTTTAAATAATTATGTGCGCTCCATATTTTACGTACTTTCTCTAGTACATAATCTATTTCCTTATCACTTCTGTATTCAGTACTTCCCATTCTAAATTTTATAGTGTGTTTCATCTATTATAATTCTTCAGGATAAATTTTTAAATCTTCATCACTAAAGCGTCTACGCTTGCCGATCCAACCCTTTCTTTGGAGAAAGAAAAATAGGTTTGTAAATAAACGGGGTACTTTAAGTATCATCCCTTTTGTATCAAATACTTTGGGCGCATTCGCATGTAATACCCTAGCTAATATAGGGCGACCTTCTACTATTCTACAATTGTCGAATAAAACACCTCTTACTCGAGGTCGCGGCACATCATCATAGTCTGTCCAGTTGCCTAAGTCCACACAAGCTCCGTCATACCATGTTTTGTATTTTCCTATAAAATCACAGTCTTTAAAATACACTGTATGCGCGCCTCCTTTTATTGTGGCGTGATATTTAGCATCCCCAATAGAAAAAACACAATTATCGAACATAATATTCGATCCCCTTACTATATCGACGCAATCTTCGTAACCACCGTATATGACGGTGTTATATACATAAACGTTAGAACAAAACGATAACTTTAAACCTTCGGAAGCTCCGCGACCGTCTATATAACAGTCTTCGATTAATATCGAATTCTTTTCTTGGCCAGGACGCCAGGCGAAGTTTAATGCAGACGAATCAGAAAGCTTATCGGGGGCTTTCTCTTTTTTTGCTATAAATTTTTGTTGCTTGACGCAAATGTCATAATAGTCTGTGCTTTGTCTTGTCATAGTATATCACCTTTAGAAATACCGAGTACTCTAGCTTTCCATTGTGGCATTTTTTCAAATCTTTCAGCTTCTTCCTCGACCGCCTGTTTCTGAAGGTCCGCAATCTTAACCATTATCTTGCGCTCTTCTTCGTCTTGGAATAATTGTACTAAATTTAATATACTCGCGTTTTCTTCACGGCGATTAGCTATACGCTTGGCTCTATCACCACTTAAACGCATAATCAAGGACTCCATGCGCTTTTCGCATTGATTGTATTCTTCACTCTTTGTTTTGAGTAGTTCTGCAAGTCGAATGCTCATGTCTTGCTGTTCTTCGGCTTCATTGAACATTCTATTTAGTTTTTCAATGTGGGCGGATATATTTTTTAAATTTATATAGTCTACGCATACATTGATGTAAAGATTTACCTCGTCAGCAGATAAATCAGGCTTGTCCCATGTGGCCCTGATGAATTCCGCCTC